ACTGTACCTGCGGCAACTAGCGCAATAGTTAGTACATTAACTATTTGTAATCAAGCGGCAACTAGCTCTACTTTTAGAGTAGCAGTTCAGGGGGGCGGTGCAGCCTTAGATCCAAAACACTATATCAATTATAATACTGTATTACCCGCTAATGATACCATATTGTTAACAATAGGTATGACCTTGGCTGCTACAGACATAGTGTCGACATATGCTAGCTCTAGCACTGTAAGTTTCTCACTATTTGGAAATGAATTCACTTGATAAATGACAGTTACCAAATTACACTTTTCTTCGTTAAAAAGTTCAAGCAGTATATCTGTAAAGCCTAACTTATCTTCAGTTAGTGTTCTATCTGCTAGAAGTGTTCGTTATACTAGGCCAACTGCAACAACTTCTGCTATAGCGGCCACACCTCAAGTTTACAGTGGAACTTATACTCAAATCAACAGTGTATTAAACATTACATTCACTGCAACTTATGCGGTAACTGCTACTGATTATTATTTTAGTGGTACAGCAAACGACATCACAGTTCGTTATGTAGGTCCAGGCGGATATGATAGTATTCAAAACGCCACCACCGCGACAGCTGGACTAGCACCTACTCCAGGAACATACATTTATGTAACTAATACCAGTACAGTTATTAGTGATTATGTTAAATCTGCAGATGTAAACTTGGTATTTGCTCTCAGCACAGTAACTTCGTCTGTTACTGCTACAGTTGCCAGTGCTAATCTTAATATGTATGGGAGTCGTCCTGTAGCTTTATATAACAGTGCTCCCCAATATAACACAGGAACGTTTCGTAATTTCATCGATCTAACTGATCCTCTTAGAATAGCTACCGCAATTGACATCAACACAACAGCAACAATTTTTTCATCAATTAATGCAAACTCTGGTTGTGGTCCTATGAAAATTTTTAGTGCAGGCGCTAATAATTATGATACTACAGTTAGATTTTATGTAACTGCTACAAATGCGCAATCCCCTGACCCTTTTTCAAATTTCATAGTAGCAGGACCAGGCACTGTAGCTAAAGCAACAAATTATTCGTTTACTGCAACAATAAATGTCGCAGTAAACGTATGGACAGGGACAGCCTATAGAAGTTTGTTAGGTGATAGTGGTAGTATTATTATGGCAGGTAGTGCTGGACAAGATTGGTTTATTAACGCAACTACAGGTAGCAATGTAACTTTTACAGGTAGCAGCGGTGAAGACAAAATTTTAATTGCTGGCCCTAGATATTCTACACCATGTAGCGGTTTTACAATCTGGAGTGATAGGGGCACTGGTGATTCTTTCACCGCTAACTTTTTCCATAGGTCAGACACAGGCACCCCACTGGCATCAACAACGGCCTTCGCGAATGCCGGCGGCGGCTCAAGCTTCAACGCCTCTGGGTCGACATTAGTGTTTAGTACTACTACTGTAGTACTCAGTACTAGCCTGACTACTTCTACAGGGGTAACATCAGTAACAACCGGCGGCGGTGCCAATGTAAGGATATTAATATCAAATGCCAACTTAACCGTCGCCGCTGCCGCCTACAATGCCGGTGCGAAATATACTACTATTAACGGATATGATGATTGGCGAGATATGATCGGAAATCTAGACATATATAGCACACAAACTGTGGTTATAAATGGAATGGGGTCATAAAAATTATTCAGAAAAATTAAACAAGTGGTTGCTCTTTGATAATTAACAGTGTATATTACTGTATATCAGAGGAACCCAATGTCAAAAACTATAATTTATATCGACGGCGGCGCAGGCCGCGTTATCGCCGCAATCCCAGCACTATTAAAATTCCATAGACTTAATCCAAATAAAGATTGGTCAGTGGTAATTCCAGCTTGGGATGCCCTACTCTGGAGTATTCCAGAACTACAAGATCGCACTTACGGTGCAGATACCAAAGGACTTTGGGACAATGTGGTACAGTACGCTGACCTAATTATGACCCCAGAACCTTACAGATTACCAGCCTATTTTAAACAAGAAATTAGTCTAGCTGAAGCATTTGATAGAGAAATTAATAACACTACAGATCACAGTGATCTAGGTGTACCAAAATTAATCTTTAATAAAGCTGAAGAAAAATGGGCAGTGAATACTATTGCCGATATCAAACAACAACAGCAAAAAGATAAAACTATTATCATACAACCATTCGGTCGTGGTGCTACTCTTGATCGTGCTGACATTGTTGATTCTGCTAGCCGCAGTTTATCAGCTGATGCGTATGTTAGTCTAACTAAAAAATTATCGGCAAAATACAATATGGTATTTTTTGGGGATCCACAATTTCAAGTAGCTACCGATAGCTATACAATAAAATTACCACCACAGACTGACCTACGCATGTGGGCCGCCTTAATTGATTGTGCTGACTATTTTGTTGGCGTTGATAGTGTGGGACAACATATGGCTCGAGCAACAGATACTCCTGGTACAGTAATATTTGGATCAACATTTCCTATCAACACCAGCTATCCAGACTATTTTCAAATTATTGAAAAAGCTGGCCAGAAGAAATATAGTCCAATTCGAATCACAGGATTGGATAGTATATTAGCAGATCGCTATAATGATACTATGATGGATTTTGAAGAATCTGAGATTACAGAAATGTACAACAAAATTGTTGCAGATATTGAACGCAAGGCAAAATAATGTATAACATACTTGGTATTAATCCTGGACATAATGGTTCAGCCGCACTGGTTAGTAATGGTGAAATTGTCTTTTACGCAGAAGAAGAACGACTAAGCCGAATGAAATATGATGGCAATCCATTCCGTGCCATGTTACAGGTGTTAGAAACTACACCAATTGACGAACTAGTACTTGGTGGCACTAGTCCTGAATTTAGCAAACTACCATGGACTTATGAAGATGCATATACAGCATTAGTTCGTAAGTATAATCCCAAGGTTAAAGTTACTAATCTTGGCCATCAACATCATTTAGGTCATGCCGCTGGTGCTTTTTATAACAGCGGATTTGATACTGCTGTAGCAATTATTGTAGATGGCGCCGGTAGTGTACATACTGCAAAGATGAGTGAAGATGAAAATTCACCTACTACTGCAGGATTTGAAACAGAAAGTATTTTTAAATGTGAATATCCAGCAAATTTCACTCCTGTTTATAAAAGATATGCTGACGGCTCTAGCAAATATTTCAACAATGGTGTTCAAGAATTTGATAGTTCAGTGACTATTACTAAGGCTTATGAAGCTGTTAGTAATTATTTAGGTTTTGGCTTTATTGAAGCAGGCAAAACTATGGGACTTGCACCCTATGGAAAACAGGATCCCAATATTCCTAAGTTTTTTGTAGAAGGAAAAGGCAATAAAAATCTATTACAGCCAATGTATCCAGCAGGTTCATTGATAGACGAAAATCGTTTTGCCTATCTACGCAGAGCACAAGATCCCAAATCATGGCATCATGACTTTAGTAAGGTTACTAGTATAGATAAAAATCTAGCATGGCATGTTCAAACTGAAACACAGATCATGGTTGGTGATCTAATTGAAGCCGCAGTAGCAAAAACTAATGAAACTAATGTGGTCATTGCTGGCGGATATGGTCTTAACTGTGTAGCCAACTACTATTTTAAAGAAAGATTTCCAAATCTAAACATATATGTAGATCCAGTTAGCCATGATGGCGGAACTGCAATTGGTCTAGCCTTGTTAGCATGGTATATACAGAGCAATAGTACTGCTGTTAATCCATTAAAACATATCTATTTAGGTGCAGAACCTGACTATAGTGACATGTCATCTGTAGCAGAAAACAATCTACAGATTAGAGATAATATAACTCCGGAAGATGTTGCTGAATTATTAGCTACACAAAACATAGTAGCCATGTTTAATGGTCGTGCAGAAGGCGGACCTAGAGCATTAGGTAATCGAAGTATCTTATTCGATCCACGAGTAGTCAACGGTAAAGAACTAGTTAATCAAGTAAAAGGTCGTGAATGGTTCCGTCCATTTGCTGGATCTATGCTAGAAGAATATGCTGATGAATGGTTTGAAATGCGTGGAATGAAATCTAGTCCATTTATGATGTATGCTATAAATGTTCGTCCGGAGCACATAGGTGATATTCCAGCCATTACTCATGTTGATGGAACCTGTAGGATACAGACAGTTAACAGAGAAGAAAATCAAGCATATTATGATTTGATCTCAGCCTTTCACAAGAAGACAGGTGTGCCTATAGTTTTCAATACCAGTTTTAATCTAGCAGGAGATCCTCTAGTTGAAACTATTAAAGATGCAGTAGATACTATTGTAAAATCAGATATCAAATATCTATATATTCCTCATCTAAAACAACTTATAACAAAATAATGAAAAAATATCATTTTATATCAGGTCTGCCTAGGAGTGGATCAACTTTACTCAGCAGTATTCTTAAACAAAATCCAAGATTTACTGCTGGAATTAGTGACCCCTTAGAAGGCTATGCTAGATCAATACTACAGGTAACACATGCCGCAGTAGGTATGGAAGCCGCAGTCCCAGAAGAAAAACGAAAAAAAATGATCCAAGGATTGTTTGAAAAATTCTATGAAGATGATAACGAAGTCTGCTTCAATACCAATAGAGGTTGGGCGGCTCATACATCATTAATAAGAGATATCTATCCTAACAGTAAGATGATTGTCTGCGTCAGAGATGTTCCTTGGATATTAGACAGTTTTGAACAGCTCAATGCTAAAAATCCCTATACGATTAAAGCACTATATCATCATATGGATACAGCTAATGTCTATCACAGATCTAATATATTAATGGATCCTAGTAACGGATATGTATTTGGACCATTGCAATGTGTTAAACAGGCAGTATATAGCAATGAAAAAGACATGTTGTGTGTAGTAGATTATGATGCATTGGCTAAAAATCCAAAACAAACCATGCAACAGATATATAACTTCATAGGAGAACCTTGGTTTGAACATGATTTCAATGATGTGGAAGACAGCTATGATGAATTTGATCAAAGTGCAAATATAGCAGGTTTACATACAGTTAGAAAGAAAGTAGAATATAGAGTACGGAGACCAATACTTCCGGCAGATTGTTGGCAACAATGGGCAGGTTCTAGTTTTTGGAAATACGATTTTGATCACATTAGGAAACAATTAACATGGATAGCTTAAACAAAAAACGCAGGGTCATGATAGGTACACCCTGTTACGATGGTCGATTAGATGTATGGCATGTCAACAGTCTATTACAAACTGTTAGAATGTCTGTTGATAGTAATATCGAAATATTACCTATATGGTTAAGTTATGATGCTCTTATTCAGCGAGCAAGAAATGACCTAATGGCATTGATGTTAGAGATGGAATGCGATGATATTGTATTCATTGACAGTGATATTGAATGGCAACCTGAATTCCTTTTTAAACTATTAGACTATCCAGTAGATGTTGTAGGCGGTACATATCCTAAGAAAGGCGACATAGAGCAATATGTAGCTAAGATATTAGACATGAGTACTCCTAGAAATCCAGAAACAGGATTACTATCTGTAGATGGATTAGGTACAGGATTCTTAAGAATGAGTCGTAAGGCTGTTGATTATCTATGGAATGTGTGTGAACCTTACGAAGAAAAAGATCAAGGTAAAGTTAGAAGACTTATTTTTAATGTTATAGTACAAAACGGTGATCTAGTCAGCGAAGACATTTATACCTGTATGAAGTTAAAAGAGGGTGGATTTGACATATGGTTAGATCCAGAAATTACTTGTTCACACATTGGTATTAAGAAATATACAGGTAATTTTAGTCAATGGTTTGAAAGAATTAAGAATACACAAGGTAGAGGAGTAACTGCAAACAGTTACGGTGTTCCTCCAGAAATTAAATCATTATACGAGTAAATTATAGGAAGATTCAGCGTTGAAAAAAACATGGTGTCTAATGTAGCACCAACAAATAATCAACAAATAAGTGTCCATACACCACTAGTGATGCCGTCAATATTTGACAAATATACTATAGCATTAGATAGAGATGGTGTAGTATGCGAATGTGACGACGAAATTACAGGACCTGATAGGTTTCGACCTATAGCAAATGCATTTAGAGCAGTGGCTATTATTCGAAGCAAAGGACATAGAGTAGTATTCTTATTTGATCAACCTAGTGTATCACAGAGAAAAGTAACAATAGAGCAGGTTGAAGACTGTAATCGTCATATGTTGAATCTATTAGGACAAGCTGGATGTACTAGTATTGATGGAATATGGTATAACACATCAAACAAAAAAGATGATCTATATGGTAAGCCTAACTTAGGTCTATTCAAACATGCAGAATCTAATAGTCCTGGATTAAAAATCGCCGGTGGTGTCTATATAGGTGACACTATTGAAGACTTAATCATGGCAGACAAGGCAGGTGCAACTCCTGTACTGGTGTTAACCGGTAAAGGTCAGAAAACTGCCGAAAGATTAAAAAGTCCTATCTATCGTTTGTTAGAACCTAAGGTCAAAGTTTTTGACAATTTGATGAAATTTGCGGAGACATTATGATCGGCACCAAACCAATAGGCGGTAGTGAAATCATGTACTATACAGTTGAAAAACTGTTGAAGACTGGTTGGAAAGATCATGTTAATTTAATTCTCAGCTTTTGTGACTACAAATACATTGATCCTAATAGAAAAAATGTTGTATGGCAACAATTAAACACTAATGAAGAAACTGTAGCCCTAATGGCTGATGATAAATTTATTGAAACTGTTGATAAATTTGTTTGGGTTAGTCATTGGCAGTATGAACAGTTTAGAAAAAAGTTCAATGTTCCCGCATACAAAAGTGTTATAATTAAAAATGCATCACAACCATGTCAATATTTTAGAAGATCGACTGAAGGAAAAATGAAATTGATATATACATCAACTCCATGGAGAGGGTTAGATGTATTAGTTGATGCATTTAAATTGTTGAATAGAGATGATATTGAATTAGATGTATTCTCAAGTACAGCAATATATGGTCCAAGTTTTGAAAAGCAAACAGAAGGACAGTTTGATTGGTTGTTTGATCTGTGTAGAACTACTCCAGGTATTAATTATCATGGATATGCCACAAATGATGTGGTGAGAGAGTATGTTAAAAAGGCACATATATTTGCCTATCCTAATACTTTTGAAGAGACTAGTTGTATATCTGCAATCGAAGCATTGATAGCAGGCTGTAAGGTAGTTACAACTGACAATGGCGCACTACCTGAAACCTGTAGTGATTGGGCAGATTATGTTACCTATGGTCCAAATAGACAAGTATTAGCAGTTAGATATGCTGAAATATTAAACAGAGCGATTAATAATTTTTGGTCGGATTCAAATCAAGAAGTATTACGCAGACAGAATGAACATTACAACGGATTTTATTCATGGAACACTCGTATCTTTGAATGGCAGAATCTCGTTGATTCTTTAAGGAGTTAATTATGCCACAACGAATTTTAATTATGGGATTACCTGGTGCTGGAAAAACTTATCTAGCACAACACATTGTCGAACATCTACAGGCTGAAAAGAAAAAGATTGGTTGGTTAAATGCTGATGATGTTCGAAAAAAATATAACGATTGGGATTTTTCAGAAGCAGGTCGTATCCGTCAAAGTTTGCGTATGCGTGAACTAGCAGATGCTATGATTGAAATGGACTATGTCATTTGTGATTTTGTTGCACCACTAGTTGAGATGCGTAATAACTTCAAAGCAGATTGGACCATTTGGGTAGATACAATTCGTGAAGGTCGATATGCTGATACAAATGCAATGTTCGTAGAACCTGAAGTTTATGATTTCCGTGTTACTGTACAAAAAGCAGAAACTTGGGGTGAATTTATTGCCGCACATATTTTAGATAATCGTCGTCGACCTGTATTTGATTGGAAAAAAGAAACAGTACAGATGTTAGGTCGTTGGCAACCATGGCATGATGGTCATCGTGCCCTATTCGAAAGACTATTATCTCGTACAGGACAGGTTATTATACAGGTTCGTGATGTACAAGGCTGGCAAGGTAGCAATCCTTTTGAAGTAGAAAAAGTTAAAAGTTTTATCAAAAGAGACTTAGACCCGTTATATCAAGGTCAATATGACATACAGGTTGTACCAAATATTGTACATATTGGTTGGGGTCGTGGTGTAGGGTATAGTGCTGGCGAAGAAAAATTTGATGAATCAGTTACTGATATCTCAGCTACAAAAATCCGTAAGGAACTAGGGTTAAAATGAGTCACGATACTACCGGTCGTAGCCTAGTTAAAACTATTAGCTGGCGTATAACCGGAAGTTTTAGTACATTTATAATATCATACCTAGTATTAGGTAGTTTTACAATAGCAGGATCTATAGCAATTATACAAATAGTTACTAATACAGCATTATATTATCTACACGAAAGAATTTGGAATAAGATAGGTTGGGGTAAAGATCTTGATAAATAACACACTATATAGGAGAAGAGATTCATGTCTCAAATTACATTAAACACACCAGTTGAAGTTATTCCTGCTCAACAAGCAGTTACAACTACTAAAGTCACAGTACTAGAAGTACGCGAAAACTATGGTTGGGATTGGAACCCACAGGATCCAGGTGCAATGCGCCGATTTGGTCCAGGTCGTCCACAATCTGTAGAAGCTACTATTCTATTAGAAGGTGATCACGAAGTTCAAAGAAACATTATTGTTTGGGAAGGCGAAGCTTATGTAGCGGTTCGCGGCACTTGGACAGATGAGGATATGGCTACAAAAATTAGTCAAATTCTAACTGGCGCTTAAACTAACTCAAGTAAAATTTCTATCTTATTACGGATAGAACGATTAGTTAAACTGGTTTTAACTCCTTGGTGTAGGGGTTTTGGCCAAGCGTTAAAATCACACCATGAATATCCCGCATGTTCTTCATTGAGCGTCGGGATAAATTCTTTTTCGACTAGCAAAACATAGGTGTTATACTGAAATTGTTGATCGTTGCTGGTGAATAATTCCAAAGGAATTGTCTTTTTAATCGCTGGAGTTTTTCCAACTTCTTCTACAATTTCTCTTTTCAAAGCATCATATGGTGTATAGTCACCTAATTCTTGTTTGCCACCAACAAGTCCCCATGTGCCTGCTGTTTTACCCTGTGTTCTTAATAAAAAAAGAAATCTCTTAGTATCCTTTGAGAGAAACAACCCACCGCTACAGACTATTTTCATATTATAATATCAATCTCCAAGCACCACGATCATACACGCCTTCGAACGATTTACTCCATTGCACTCCGTCCCACTTGTATTGTATACCTGTATATGAGTTAGTTATATATGTTGGTGTTCTTACTTCCTGCGAATTGAAAATAGTTGTCCAGCTACTCCCGCCCCATTCAATTATGTCATTGGTCACTGCTACAAAATCACCCCATGATAGTGTACCCGGGACTGTATCCTCAATTAAAAGATATCGTGTTCCTACTACAACATTAGCTGTATTAAATGTTTGAGGATTAATAATAGCATCAATCCTTCCGTATCCTAACGGGTAATTCTCACTGACTATTAAGGTGTTAGGATCAATAGTTTCTGAATCTATATTCAACACCATAGAAAACTCATCTACAGGATTTAGTGTAACATAAGCTACAATTTCCTTACCATCTGATTTAGTAAGTCTAATTTGACTAATACCTGCAATAAATTCACCAGGATATAAATCTAATAAATTTTTCCAATTACCTTTCCTAGTGATAGTATCAAACTCGTCAGCATTGGTTAGATTAGATTCTTTTATAGGTAATAGAGTAGCAACATTATTAAGAACTAATAGGTCATAGTTACCAGGAGTAACTACCGTTTTTGCCTTAGCAACTCGACCAGAAAATAAATCTGCTAGACCTAGATCCTTATATGAATCTCCTGCAAGTGTACCTGGAGCATCAGTAAATACATTTGCAATAATCTTAGTAACAATACCTAACTTCTTAACCTTGGCAGGCGGTGTGATCCATATAGGAGCACTGAATGTTAAATTAGCTATACTGATATCGCTTTCTAACCCCTGTGGTACTGTTCTAGTTTCAAATGTCTGTTGTGTTAGTTCAAGATAACTTAAACTGGTCCAATCTAGATAGTTGTCTGTACTTTGTATTTCTAGTGCAGGATTAAACAAGATAACAATCTGTTCCCATAATTGTAGTTTTTGATCAGTATTAGTTGTCCATATATCTGCTTGAAATGTTGCCAAATACGGTGTAGGCATAATGCGCTCTACTGTGTAGTT